ACGCGGAGCCAACGACTGAAGACAAGCTCACGGGCTTGCAGTCTACGCTCGCTCAGACCGCCCTCAACAAGATTGGCCTGTCCGGCATCACCAACCCTGCGAAGGTGATTGGTACAGGCGCTCAAGGCGTCCTGCGCGCTGGTGGCAACGTGCTGAAGTCGGCTGCGAAGGAAGGCCTGACCAACGCTGGTCAAGACCTAATCTCGCAGGGCTTCATCAAGAAAGGCACTGACCAGCCGATTGACGCGCAAGAAGCGCTTGGCGCTGGTGTCATGGGCGCTGGCGGTGGCGCTCTATTCTCCGCACCACATGCGGCGAAAGAGGCGCTAACCTCAGTACGAATGAACGATCAGGCTGGCGACGCTCACACAGCGATGGCAGCTAACCGCATCACGGAACACGCTGGCGGCACGGACACGCTCGCTGACCCGAAGGTGGCTTACAAGGCCACGCAGGGCGCGATTGAAGACGTGCGGCGGGAGATTGGTGACGCTGCAAAGCGCACCAGCAACCCCTCTACCGAGGCCTCCAACGCCATCGCCGCTGCAAAGAGCGGTGAAGCTCTCACTGATAAGCAGACGGCTGCGGTTGACGCTGAAGGCAATGACCAACTGTCGTCCCTCGTGCGTCAGGCTACCGCGCTCAGCAAGCTCACTGACATGGGCAACTTCGATAGCGGTGAAGGCCGCTTCGCAGGCGGCGCAAGCGAGTTCGCGCGCAATAACGCTCGTGCAGCGGTCTACGGACTGACTGGAGCGGCTGCGCTTCCTCACATGGTGGCTCAGGGGGGCGTTGGTCTAGACAGCCTCTCTGCCTCTGTACCTCACCTTGCGGAAGCAGCGGCGGCCGGTGTTGCTGGCTACAAGGGCCTGAAGCTCGCTGACAAGGCGCTTGGCTTCGCCTCGCCTGCCAAGACGTTCGCAGAACGCTTCGGAGACACCAGCGGCAACGTCCGTGTACCACTCCAGCTTAACCAGAGCCCGACAGGGCCGAAGGTGACGCCTCAGAACAGCCTCACCCCGGCCCAGCCGTGGGGACTTATCGCGCCGAAGCCGACACCGTTCAAGCCTGACGTGCTTGAGCCCGGTATCGCTAAGATCGTTGAGAAGCTTCAGAACCAGAAGCAGCAGCAGACGGCGCGCGCGGCCATGCCGCTGCTTAGGCAGTTGGCATCGCAGAGCAAGCCGCCTGCTCCTCCCGAGCCCGACACGACGCTGCAAGACGCCATCACGGCGGGCAAGCAGGTTGTGAAGGATCGGCAGTGGGCTGACAACCTCCGACAGCGCTTCGAGGCCGAACAGGCTGCGAACGCTCCGCAGGCTTCTGCTGCACCGACGATGGATCAGACGATGGCCGCTACTGCGAAGCTCGCTAAGGGCCTCCAGAAGATGGCTGACCTTCGCCAGAAGGGTCTTGGAAGCAATCAGGCGGAAGCTGAAGCAGCCGTGTCTCCGATGATCCAAGAGCAGGGTGGGCTCGATGCCGTCATGAACCCCATGATGGGCAAGCGAGCAAGCGAACTCATCGGTGCCGCCAATGCGCTGAAGAAGCTCCGTGCTCAGCCTGAAGAGGAAGCGCCAACACCGCAACCCGCACCAGCCGCTCCTGCGCCTGCGATGGGTCCGAAGGGTGTTGACCCCACTGGAGCGACGCCGCTCACGGTGGCTGACATTCTCTCTCGCATCTCTGGCGAGGCTCCGAAGGCCGAAGCTCCCAACGCTGCTGCTGCGTTCACTCTCCCTGAGAGCCCGCACAGCTTCAAGACGCCGCAGGAAGCCGCTCAGGCCATCTACAACGAGGCCGTGGCAGGCGGGAAGATCATCCGCCACGCAGAGGGCTTCAAAGCCGGTACGACCCGTCGATTGGCGGGCGAGGAAGCAATCTACAACAACATCTCCAAGGCGCTCTCCAGCGTCGCGGAGCGTGGTGCCTTCCACAAGTACCTAGCAGCCCTGTGGGGCTCCGATAGTCCTGAAGTCGTAACCCAAGTCCGTGAGCACATGCTTGCTGAGTTTCCGCAACACGCCGGAACGATCAACAAGCATCTGTCGGACCAAGCGATCAAGGACCTATGGACGAAACCCGCAAAGAAGAAGTGACGAAAAAGGGCGGGAGGCCGCCTAAGCGTGCGCAAGCCCCGCGCAAGAAGCAGCCTCCCAAAGGCCCTCGCCGTCCCGCTCGTTCCCGTGCAGTCAAGAAGTTGCACGAGGACAACCCGATTTATCACGCACGCGTGCTGATGGCGCTCGAAAAGGGCCGCCGCAAGCAAAGTGTCCCTAGCCGCCTTGGTGTCCCCGATGGGTGGAGCCGAGGGCAAGCGGACATGCAGCGTGTGTATGACGGCATCAAAGCCGACCTCATCATAGACCGAATGAAAGCAGAAGGCATGGTTGACGAAACCAAACCCGGCGACTTCGAAATCCTCATCGTTGAAGTCAACGGCGAGCAGAAAGAAGTTCGCATCCCGAAGACCGAAGCGGGAATGGCCGAAGCCGCTCTGCGTGAAGCCGTGATTGGCGCGATCAGCCCACTGACGCACTCGAAAGAGAAGCCGACTTACATTCGCACCGTCCTTGAGTGGACGAAGGCGAAGCCTGCGCAGACCAGCAACGTGAACCTCAATTCTGAGGATTGGCTGGATGCAGCACTGAAGGACAACAATGGCGACCGAACAGGAGAAGATAGCCCTTCGTAGGCGCTTCTACGAAGACTTCGACTTCTACAGTCGTCACGCGCTGAAGGTCCGCGCGAAGAACAACGAAATCCGCAACTTCACGCTCAACGCGGTGCAGAGGCGTTTCAATGCAGAGGTCGAAGACCAACGCAAGCGCACTGGCCGCGTCCGCAAGATCATCCTCAAGGGACGACAACAGGGCTTCTCGACCTACGTGGGCGGGCGGAAATACTTCCGCCTGTCTCAGCGCAAGGCGAAGAAGGGCCTCGTTGTCGCCCACAAGGCGGACAGCACTCGTGCGCTGTTCGATATGTACCGGCGATACCACCAGTCCTGTCCGCCGATGCTCCAGCCCGAGACCGCCTACTCCTCACGTAAGGAGTTGGTGTTCTCGAAGCTTGATACCGCCATCGTGGTTGCTACCGCAGGCGGTGATGGCATCGGACGCGGCGAGATGTTCTCCGACATGCATCTCTCTGAGATTGCCTTCTGGCCCGCGAATGCCGCCGCAGAGAACTTCAACTCTCTCATGCAGTGTCTCCCGAACATGGACGACACTGAGTGCTACATCGAGAGCACCGCGAACGGGTTCAACCTGTTCAAGACGCTGTGGGATGGTGCCGTAGCTGGCGAGAACGAATTTGAGCCGTTCTTCGCTGCGTGGTTCGAAACTCCTGAGTACCGTATGCCGGTCGTAGAGGACTTTGAGCGCACGTTGGAAGAAGAAGACCTCGTGTCTCTCTACGGTCTCGATGACGAACAGCTTATGTGGCGTCGCCGCAAGATTGCAGCCAACGGTCGCGACCTGTTCATGCAGGAGTATCCTTGCTGCCCCGACGAAGCGTTCATCGCTTCCGGCCGTCCCGTGTTCAACCCTGAGCAGATTGTCGAGCTTATTGGCTCTGCCCCGGCCATCCTCAAGTCGATGGACGTTGAAGAGACTGGCGCTCATCTGCGCATCGCAGAGACGCCCGTGGGACGCATGAAGGTGTACCGCGAGCATGAAGCTGGCGAGCAGTATGCCATCGGCGCTGACGTGGGCTTGGGCATCAAAGACGGAGACTGGTCAGTTGCGCATGTCCTCGACAGCGAGAAGCGCCAAGTAGCGGTCTTCCGTGCTCAAGTGCATCCCGACTACTACGCGGACATTCTCGCAGCCATCGGACGCTACTACAACGACGCACTGATTGCTCCAGAGCGCAACAACCACGGCCTCGTGACGTGTCTGCGGCTCTACAAGGACCTTCAGTACCCCAACGTCTACCTCGACCTCAAAGAGGGGCAAATCGAGGATCAGGACACCCTCAACATCGGACACTACACCGACGTGAAGACGCGACCGCTCATCATCGACCGCCTACGCGGCTCGATGCGCGAGGGCGATATCACTGTCAACGACGTGACAACGTTGAAGGAGATGCAAACCTTCGTGGTGAATGAAGCGGGCAAGATGACTGCCGAAGCTAACTGTCACGACGACACGGTTATGGCTCTCGCCATCGCCAACCACATTCACCCCGGACGTGCAACGCCCGTCATTGTCCCTGACGACTACTATGTGAACGCAATTTAATGGTTGATACAAAGAAGAAGTACGGGAAGACGGAAGACGAGATTATGAGCTTGGTTGACCCTGCGGTCAGCCGCTCCACGTCATGGTGTGATACCCAACTGTCGTCCGAACGCACACGCCTCCAGCGCTATTACGACGGCCAACTCCCGAAGCGCCATCACGAAGGTAGCTCCAGCTACGTGTCGTCTGACGTGCAGGATGGCGTCGATAGTATGCACGCGCAGTTGCTCGAAGTGTTTGGGGGCTCGCATGATATCGTGCGCTTCAAGCCGTTGAACCTCAACGACGTGGACGCTGCGAGGCTTGAAACCTCGTACATCGCCTATTTGATCATGGAGGAAAATCACGGCTTCGACCGCTTCTCCGACGTGATCATGGACGGTCTCAAAGGCCGTAACGGCGTCATCCAATATTATTGGGAGAACTGCGTCGAGAGAGACGAGCACACCTTCGAGGGTATGTCCCTTGATGACGTGCAGGCTCTAGCGGCTCAAGAAGACGTTGAAATCGACGCGCAGTTAGACAGTAGCGATCAAGTCAACGATTATCTATCCAACGCCCAAGGTCCTACCTACAGCGGTACTTGGACGCGCATCATCGATAAGTCCGGCTTGCGTGTCGAGAACGTTCCTCCAGAGGAATACTTCTCTGACGGCACCAAGAAGCGCCGCCAAGACGGCGTGAGAGGGCGTAAGACCCTCAAGACCCGCTCTGAGTTGGTCAAGGACGGCTATCCGAAGGATAAGGTTGAGAAGATCGGGACCAGCAACGAACTGGACTTCGATCAGGAGCGACAGGAGCGTGAC